CATCCGCTACCTGCGCGACAGGCGCGACCAAGCTGGCACCGCGTCGAATGAAGATGACGACAAAGCAACCCGCCGCGCGCTCAACGTGGCCCGCCATGACGAGATCCGACTAAACATGGAGGTGACAGCCCGCACCCGAATCCCGCTCGACCTCATCGAAGAAATCGACGAGCGCCTGCACAGCAACATCGCGGGCATCCTCAAGAGCAGGCGAAACAAGACGCTTGATGAGGAGGCACTAAGCGACATCTTCGGCGAGCTTCGCCAAGTCGGGCCAACCCTCCGCGCGTGGCATCAGCAAGTGACCGCCGCCGAGGTGCCCGTTGTCGCTCCGCTCGTCACCCCGCCCGCCGAAGCAGACGATGATGACGAAGACGACGAGGAATGAGCAACGCCACCACCATTCGCCCCCACGAGATCCGCGCAATCTCTCGCTCCTCAGCGGTGGAGCTTCGTGCCCGCATCGCGGCACGTTGCTACGCGTTCTCGTCGCTCGTTCCGCCGGAGGAGTGGGCGCAGGACATTTACCGACTCCCCACCGGCGGGCGGTTTCGCTGGGAGTTCGCGCCGTACACTCGCGCGATGTTCAAGAGCATCTTCGACCCCAACTCCATCGAAACTTCGATGCAACTTTTCAGCCGTGGGCTCAAGTCAACGGTGATCCTCCTCGCCATCGGCTACGTGATCGACCAAGCGCCGCGGCGCATCCTCAGCTTGTGGCCGACGAACGGACAAGGCGAGAAGTGGAGTAAGGACAACCTTTGCGGGGAGTTGCTCAACTGCACGCCCGCCCTCAGCTACCTCGGGAACGCCACGGGCAAACGCATCACATCAAACACCCTTCTCCACAAAGAATTCCCCGGCGGGCTCATCGACATCTTCGGCGCCAACTCCCCTGGCGATATGCGACGCGCGAAAGGATCGTTCCTTTACGCTGACGAGATCGACGCCATTGGCACCGAGCAAACCGACGAGGGCGACCAGCTCGCGATTTTCAACAAGCGGGGTGACGAATACCCCGACACCATCCGCGTTTTCTCCTCTTACCCTTCGGTGCAGGGGCTCAGCCGAATCAACGCGCGGCTCAAAGACTCAGACCATAACGAATGGCATTCAACGTGCGTCGAGTGTGGGGGGGAGCCGTTCGTGATGCACCGCAACCAATTGCGCTACGACGCGGAGCGACCGCAGGAAGCCCGCCTCGAGTGCCCGCGTTGCTCGGCGTTGCTCACCGACCGCCAACGATATGACATGGCTCATCGCCAAGGGTACGACAACTGGCGACCGCGCAACGCCTTTCGTGGCAAGCGTGGGTATCAGGCGAACGCGCTCCTCTGGCCTCACCCCGTAGACGAGAAGAAATACGCGGGCGGGTGGCTTCAGTGCATCGCTCAACAGGAGATCGACGCGAAGCAATCGGACAACCCCCGGCGATCGATGCGCGTGCTTGTCAACACCGTGGACGCTGAGCCGTGGGATCCTACCGAAGACAGCGAGAAGCCGCCGGAGTGGCGGGAGATCTTTGAAGCCCGCGAACACTACACCGACGCACCACGTGACGCGCTCTTTCTCACCGCTTTCATCGACGTCCAACTCAATCGCCTCGAGTGCGGGTGGCGGGCGTGGGGACGGAATGAGGAAAGTTGGGGGCTCGACCACGTCGTTTTGGATGGCCACGTGCGGACGGCAGAAGTTTGGAAATCTTTGCGCAAGCAACTCGCCCGCAAATTCCCGCGCGAAGGCGGGGGGTATCTCACGCTTGGGATGGCGCTCGTTGACGGCGGTCACTTCGCCGAGGACGTCTATCGTTTCATGCAGGAACTTTCGACGAACCCGATGCCAGGGGTGAGCGGGAAATGTCGCGCGAGCAAGGGCGTCGGGCAGGCCAACCACCCGATTATCGACCGCAAGTGGAAGACGGTGGCTCGCAACCTCAAAGGGTATCACATCGGCACGTGGGAGGCGAAAGACCGCATCTATGAGAGGCTGAAAGTGAAAGCAAAAGACGGAGAAACGCCCGAAGGAGTGATGCATTTTAACCAGCGATTCGGCGAAGAATATTGCCAGCAATTGACCGTTGAAACCGTGGCGATCAGCTACGAGCGCGGGGAGGAGGTGAGAAAATATCTCAACGCTAAGCAGGCTCGAAACGAAGCGATCGACATCGAGGTTGGCAACCTCGCCGCCTTCCGCCTGCACCCGCGCAATATGGACGCGCTCGAGGACGAGCTTGAGAACCAGCAACCGATCAACGCGGTGGCGCCTCCTCAGGCGGCGAGCGTTATGCGGGGTGGCGGGTGGGGGCTTTAAAATTAATTCATTGCAAAGAGGGGAGAGAATCGGCAAGATTTGACCGCTTATGACAAAGCCTATTGAACTGCGTGACTATCAAAAAACGATAGTCGCCTCCACCTTGAGCGCCTTGCAAACTCACTCGCGTGTTGTTGTGGCTTGCCCGACAGGATCAGGGAAAACCGTGATCGCCATCCACGGAATCCTTCCAAACCTACAAGGGAAAACGGCTTGGGTGACGCACCGAAAAGAGCTTGAAAAGCAGGTGCATGAATACGGGGCAAACCTCAGAGTGTCCCTAGTGCAACGGAAAATCTTTGGCGATTACCAGAATATCATCATCGACGAGGGGCACCACGTTTGCGCGGATCAGTATCGGCAAATCCTCGAAGACCACCCTTCGGCAAAGATTATTGCCCTCACCGCAACCCCGTATCGGCTGGATGGCGTTGGGCTTGGGTCATGCGGATTCACCAAGATCATCCACGGGCCAGACACCTACGACCTCACCGAAGACGGCACGCTTTGTCGGGCCCGCGTCTATATTCCAAAATCAGAACACACGGCGGCGTGGTCGCCTGATGCCGCGGCAAGCCGAATTGCCAAAACCAAATTCACCAAGGGGATTGTCTTTTGCCGATCAGTGGATGAGGCAAAGGAACTCGCGCAACTCCTCACCGCCGCAGGAATAAAATCTGCCAGCATTGACGGGATGACAGACCCAGAAAAACGGGGGCAACTCTTCAAGGGATTTGCGAAAGGAAAGCTAAAGATCATCTGCAACCACACCATCTTCACCGAAGGCGTGGACGTTCCCGACGTGGATTTGATTGTTCTGAATCGCCACACTTTGAGCCGGTGCCTATGGAAGCAGATGATCGGGAGAGGAACTCGAAACGCCCCCGGCAAGCAGGAATGCACGGTGCTAGACCTCGCGGGCAACGGCGTCTTCCACGGATCAATTTACGACCGAGAAATCTACGACCTCAATGGCAAGGTCGAATCTACCGAATCGCGAACACTCACCGAGACAGGGGGCGAGGACGAAACAACTTATGACCACAACCAAGGAGAAGAACTAAAGGAATGGAGACCACAACCGAAACCAATCAGGCTAATCGCGAGCTTACAAAGACTGAAATTCAAATCGTTATTGCACAGATTCAGGATCGCTTGATGCGCGTGGCGAAGGCGCAGAGGGATTATATCGAAGACATTGAACTGCACTGGCTTCAGCACCCTATCGATGAGGAGTTTGAAAGAGATAAATACCCAGAAGAGGAAAAAAAGACTCAGCTAAGGAAGAAATATGACATCCCTGAAGGTGTGCATTTATTTATGGATGGGGTTGACTCGGCTCTTTTGGACTTTGATGCGAAAGCCTGCAAACCCTACATCGTAGCGTTTGTGAACGGGAAACTAACGGGGGAAACGTTGTATCACTTGCTGTTTTTCTTTGAGGAAGTCGGCGAATGCGATTACGGGTGGATCCTTGTTGAACGCCCAATCGGATTCTACGACGCGCCGAGTGATGAAGACTTTGAAGAAATAATGACCGAGATCAGATCAATCGGAACGCGGTCAAGAGCGAAGGCTAAAAACCTGCCGAAGCTGACAAATTTAAACTAAACTCCTTCTCTCAACCCCAACGCCCCATCGAAGCAATTCGGTGGGGCGTTTTTCGTGGGGTGCGGGTTGCCAATCTTCCGGCGGGTGGTGAAACTCAAGGCACAATGCCTGACCCACTCGTCGGAATCCCAATGCAGTTCGAAGCTGGGGACACCGTAATTTTCACCGAAGCTTTCGCCGACTACGCGCCCGGCACCTACGTTGCCACGCTCGTCCTAAACAACCGAGTCGCCGCGGCAACCACGATTACCGCCACCACTTCGGGCGCGCTCTTCCTGTTCACTCTCTCCGCCACGGTGACCGCCGCCATCACCGCGGGTGCTTACACCTACGCCATCTATGCGACGAGCGGAGCGACCCGCTACACGGCAAAGCAGGGCACGATAAATGTGTTGGCCAACCTTACCGCCACCGCCGTTCCTTCATTCGCCCAAGCGCAAGTCACTCGCCTTCAAACCATCCTCGCCGAGTTCTCGGCAACCACGAAGCAGAGCGTCAGCTTCAATGGACAATCCTTCTCTCGAGGGGCAATCAAAGACTACCAAGAGCAACTCAGCTTCTGGCAAGCCACCGTCATCCGCGAAACCGCCGCCGACAACGCCGCGCGCGGATCCACGACGAGCAACCGCATCACGCTTTCGTTCGTGCCATCGAACAACCTCGACCCCACCTATTACGCCCGATGAACATTTTCACAAAGATTTTCGCAAAAAAGGGAGGCAACAAAACAGGGGAACGGGGGTTCCGCGAACTCGCCTCGGTGGGCGGTGGCATTAATGGCGATTGGCCCGTAAGTCAGATCGGGGAAGACGCCGATATGTGGCAAAACGCGTGGGCTCTTACCTCTCGCGTTCGCGATCTTTTTCGCTCCAATCCGCTCTACCAAGCCTATCGGGAAACGCTGTGGGCGAACGTCTTCGGGAGTGAAGGCATCATGCTTCGGAGTCGGGTAAAAGAGCAGGAGGACAGGATCGTGCAGAACGCCGGAGAGAAGGCGACGCTTCGAGCCTACGACGCCCGAATTGACCGCGTGCGCGCTCACGCCGCCGAGCGGAGTGGCAACCCCTTCCACCCGACAAATCGCCCGTGGATCGGCACCAATGGCTCAAGCAGAGCACAAGTCAAAGTTGGTGAGCCCGACGTGTTCGCCCGGCAGTTGATCGAAAAAAAATGGGCGGAGTGGCAACGGGCGGAATATTGCGACACAAGGGGGACGCGCAACTACAAGACGATGCGCCAGCTTCGCCTAATTTCAGCGGTTCGAGACGGTGACTTTTTCATTCGGATGATCCGTGACCCTCGGGTAAATAAGTTTGGTTTCTCGCTCCAAATGATTAACGCAGAATGGTGTGACCGCCTGATGAACGGGACGCTCGCCAATGGCAACGTCGTGCGAATGGGCATTGAATACGAGAGCTCAAGCTGGGGGCTTGGAAAGGCGGTTGCTTATTATTTCATCCGCCGTCAGCCCAACGATTGGCAGTTTACGATCGCCGGCACCTTCGGTTTCGGCGCGATTAATAACGGGCTTCATGACCGCATCCCCGCCCGCGAAATCATCCACTACGCCCGCCCCGTGGACAGCGATTCAACGCGCCCCGCCCCGTGGGTTGCCACCACGATTCCAAAGGCGCGACAGCTCGACCAATACGAGCTCGCCGAGGTGGTCGCCGCTCGTCAGCAGGCCACGAAAACAGGGTGGCTTTACTCGGACGTTCTGCCAGAAGGCGGAAACGCTGGCTTCACGGTGGATCCTCGCAACGGTCTGCCAAATCAGCAGATGGGGCCGGGCGATATCGGCGCTCTTCCTTGGGGGGTGAAGTATCAGGCGATCGATCCGACTCACCCAAATGGCAACTTCGGGGAGTTTAGAAAAGCGATGGTGCGGAGCCAATGCGCGGGGATGCCCGGCGCAAATTACTCCACAATGGCGAACGATTACGAGGCGATCAACTTCAGCGCGGGACGCCTTCAGAAACTCGACAGCAACGAGCTTTTCAAGCTCATCCAAACCTTCGACATCGACTACGCTGAGCGTCCAATTTTCGAGGCGTGGCTTGAGATGTCGCTGACCACCGGCGCGATTCCGCTTCCTCTCGCAAAGTTCGACAAATTCAGCGCGGCAGTCTTTCAAGGCAGACGTTGGCAAGGGGTGGACGAGGGGAAAGAAGCAACCGCCGCGGCGCTCCGCGTGGCAAACCACATGAGCAGTCTAAGCCGCGAATGTGCAGACAAAGGTGCCGACTTTGAGGAGATCGCTTTTGAGCGCGCCGAAGAGCTCATGCTTCAGGAGCAACTCGGCATCAACCCACAACTCACCGTTGCCTATCCACCCCCGCAGATGCCCGCGGCGAAGCCCGAGGAAGACGATGAGGATGAGGAAGATGAGGAGGACGACGAGGAAGAAATGGCGCAAGCAATCGCCGCCGCTAAGTCGCGCCAATGAACCGCCGAAAGCCAACGCCGAAGCCAATCAGCAACCGCGACCCCGCGCAACTCACCACCCGATGAAACCGCCCGATTACATCATCTCCGCCGCGAAACGCGGGCTGGAATTACTTGCCGATGGCTACGGCGGCGACGGGCTTACCGAAGGCACGAAAGACGCGGCGCGACGCATGGCCGCGGGCGAGGTGAGCGACGAGAAAATTGTGAAGGCGAACGCATGGGGGGCGCGTCACGCGGTAGATCTCGAAGCAGGGAAAAACAACAACGCCGACGACCCCGAATGGCCGGGGGCGGGGGCGGTTGCTCACTACCTCTGGGGCATTAACCCGCTCAACCCCGCACCCGCTCGCGAATGGTTCGCACGCCAAGCAGAGAAAATTCAAAACCCTAAAAAAATGAAATTACCGACGACAACTCAATACCGCGCAGGCATGGCATCCACCGACGACTCGGGGCTGATGACGCTCTCTATTTGTTCAGACATCCCCTATCAACGCGGATCAATGGAGGGCGACTATTACGAGGTGCTCGACCACTCGCCTGGGATGATGGATTACACCCGACTCAGCAACGGCGCCGCTCTCCTCTTCAACCACGATCGCAACATCCAAATCGGCACGGTGAGCAACCCTAAGATCGTTGACGGGCGCACCTACGTTGATGCGAAAATCTCAAGCGCGCCCGACGTCGCTTCCTACGCCCAACGTATGAAGGAAGGGATTCTAAAGGACACCTCAATTGGCTACGAAATCATGGATGACGGCGAGCAGATTGGAGAGATCGATGGCACCCCAGTCTTCAAGTTTAAGTTCCGGGTTCACGAAGCTTCGATGGTCACGATCCCCGCCGATACGACCGTAGGCATGGGGCGCTTTCGATCCTTGCAAGGCGATGAGGACAAGCAAGTTTCGTTCATCAAAAAACTGGGGGTTGCGAATCAAATTCTTGAATCCCAATCTCAAATTACAACTCCAACGAATCTCCAACCAACAACAAAACCTAAAATGGAAATCACCATCGACCCAACCAGCGAGCGCAACTTAGCGGTCGCCGAATTCAAAAGCCGTTGCAAAAAAATCGACGACTTCACCGCCTCGCTCAAGCATCCTCAGTGGCAGAAGGCCGCCGCTGAAATCGGTGCCAAGCACAAGACTGGCGAAGCTGACTTCGAGGCGTTCCGTCACGAAGCTCTCGACGCTTTTGAGGGTGTGACCCGCGTTAGCGCAGAGGACAAGGGGATTGGCATGAGCGCCCGCAACCTCGGCGACTACTCGCTCGTTCGCGCTCTTTCCGGTGCCGCTCATGGCAAGCTGACGGGCTTGGAAAAAGAAGTTTCCGACACCGTTGCGAAATTGACGGGCCGCGAGACGCAAGGCTTTTTCATCCCTCAGGATGTGATGACGCACAAGCGGGCCCTCGCTTCCAACGTGTTCTCCGCCGCTGGTGCTCTCGTCGAAACTGGCTTCCAAGGGCAGTCCTTAATCGAACTCCTCCGCAACCAGATGTATACCGTAGCGATGGGCGCGCGGACGATCAGCGGGTTGAAAGGCAACCTTTCGATTCCCTCGCAGACTGGCGGGGCAACGGCTTCGTGGCTCTCCGAAAACGCCACAATCGCCGAATCAAATCAAACCGTCGGGCAGGTAAGCTTGACCCCTCATCGCCTCGCCGCCGCGACCGCGTTCACCTTCCAGTTGCTCGCTCAATCTACGCCTGACGTTGAGTCTTTCGTTCGCGAAGATTTGATGCGCGTGCTGGCTATTGCAAAAGATCTGGCGGCCACCTCTGGAAGTGGCGTTAGCGGTCAGCCGCTCGGCATCGCGAACACTCCTGGCCTCTCCACCTCGGTCACTTTGGCGGGCGCAAATTCAATGACCTACGCGAACGCGGTGCAGTTCGAGACGAACGTTGCGACCAGCAACGCGCTCCTCGGAAAGCTCGGTTACCTGACAAGCGTTGCCACGCGCGGCAACTCCAAGCTCGTCGCCGAAATCGCCGCCGCAAACTCCATCCCTGTGTGGAAAAACAACATCGTCAACGGCTACACCGCGATGGCGACCAACCAGCTCACCACGCTTCCTTCCGTGATCTTCGGTAACTTCGATGATTTGATCATCGCCGACTGGGGGGCTGGTGGAAATGAAATCATCGTCGACCCTTACTCCTTGTCCATGCAAGGGCAGGTTCGGATTGTCATTCAGCACCTCACCGACGTCGCCGTGCGTCACGCCAAATCGTTCAGCGTCAGCACCACGTAATCGCCTCAATACCAACAATCAATAGACCCAAAAACCTATGCCACAATCACCCGATCTAAATGGAGAGAATACGGCAATCGCCCTTCTCCCTCCCACCGCAATCACAGCCGCGACAACCACTTACGCAGGCGTTGATCTGCAAGCGTTCGTCGGCAACGTTCTCGTCACGCTCAATTGGGTGAGACCAAACGCCGCCACGGGCACGCTCGCCTTGTCGATCCTTGACAGCGCCGACAACACCACATTCACCGCCAACGCGGCAACAGGGGTGATCAGCAACGTCGGCACAGCGACAAGCGGAATTGCGCAATGCGCAATTGACACCCGCGCCGTCAAACGCTACGTGCAACCTCAGCTTACCGCCACCGGCACCACGGCAACGTGGACAGCTGGATTAGTGGTTGCAGGATTGAAAGCAATCGTCTAAAACTCGGTTCGGTTATTTGTCATAACTGGCGCAGTGCCGAAAGGCACTGCGCCTTTTTCTTGCCATCATACTTCGCTTGTGCGACTAAATCGCTCCTCCCAAATGACCACAAACGAAGCGCGAAAAAAGAACCGCAGGAAGCTCGACCAAGCCGAAAAATTCTCACGAGCTGACGACCGAAGCGGAGCGGAAAAAATTTGGCGAGCGCACCTAAAAGACGCCCCCGAAGACGCCGACGTGCTTTTCAATGTCGGCGTCTGCATCCAACGCCGGGCAACCGAATCCGCAGAACGCCACGAATCCGCGACCTTTTTCAACCGCGTCGTCTCATCCCCCGAAGCAACGATGGAACGCAAAGCCGACGCGCTCAACAACCTCGGCCTCCTCATGGAATCCATTGGCGAAAGCGAAAAGGCAATGGTGGCTTATGGCTTCGCGCTCAAGATGTTTCCGATGCACAAAGCCGCCCGCGTCAACCTCGGCGATTCGCATCGGCACTTCGGCAATTTTCATCAGGCCGATGAGGAGTTTCGCGTGGTGCTCAGCCAAGACGACGCCTCACCCGAAGCTCACTTTTGCGCGGGCATGATTGCGCTTTTATTGGGTGACTACAAGCGAGGGTGGGAGGAATACCGATGGCGGGTGAAGGTGCCAAACTACCAGACGAAACCTTTCATCACCGACAAGCCAAAGTGGGAGGGGCAACCACTCGACGCTAAGACAATCATCCTCACCGAAGAGCAGGGGTTCGGCGACAGCTTCCAGTTTTTGCGTTATGCGAGGTGGTTCAAGGCGCAGGGGGCGCGCGTGGTTTTTCGCGCTCAACCCGCCCTCCACCGCATTGCCGAAGGATTTGACGGCATCGACGAGATTTGCCACCTCGACCACGAACCCGCGTTCGACTTCCACCTTCCGCTCCTCGACGCCCCCCACTTCGCCGAGACGACACTGGCGACAATCCCCACAGCCCATTGTTTGCGCATATTGCCACGCTGGGAGCGTTATTCATTGCAGACGAGTAATCTACTCAGGCGGCGCATCGGCATCGTGTGGGCGGGCTCACCCGCTCACGGGAAAGACAAGGCGCGATCAATCCCCGCCAAAGCCTT